CCATCGTATTTGATTTCAGCTACCATCTCAAATGGAGTCTGATAATTAATCAAACCCATCATAAGATGTTTAGCTAAGAAGTCTCTTTCAAATATCTTTACCTTTGGATCTCTATCTGCAAATGCTTTCTTTGCATCTGATTCTAATACAAACTTACACTTATCTAAAGTACCAACTAATTGAGGATATTTATGAGCTGTATCTCTACCTCTATCTGATACTGTAGCATGATTAGAATCCATTGCAGGTTGCCATCTATTCGTTGGGATATCAATGAATGTATCTCTATATAGAGTATCATTAGTTTCCTTCGGATAAGATACAATAGCTTCTACATAACTTTCGTTATTAGTTGCTTTACCTTTACCTTGGAGCTTAAAGTGAACTACATCGGACCCAACTTGGAAGTTAGGATTGTAGACTTTATAAGCTTCTAATAGTAAATCATATACACCATCTTCTAATGGCAATACAGCTAGATCTGTATTGTTATATAGAATATTGCTGATACGTAGAATCATATCAGCATCATCTATATCCTGAATGGTCCAGTTTTGTTTATTTAACAAGACTGTAGTCCGTTCATTAATCAATCTTAAATTCTCGTCTTCAAAGACGTTATCAAGACTACCACGTAAGAGAGTCGTATAAAGATCTCTTAGTATCATGATTGCCTCCTTATTTAAAGTACTTAATATCCCTAGTTACCCATAAGGAATCTGTTTCACTGTAACCTTCTGGAGGTTCACTACTCATAGCTCCTTCCATGAGTGCTGGGATACCTGGTTCAACGAAGTTATCATATACTGGATAATATTTACCATTGAATTCTTTAACTGTAATCTTCATCTTAGACTTATCATTCTCTCTTAGAGCTTTAAGATAAGAATAGTCTTCGAGCATTGCAGGTGTATAGAAATCTTCATCTGGAATATCATACAATAATGCTTCTTGATATTTCTTCGGAACCTTCTCAAATGTTAATTTTAGACCAATAGCCTTAAGATATGCATTTACAATCTCAGCAGATCTAGATTTAGCATCAGCTGATAAAGTAATATCCACATCATTAGGGTTCTTAGTCAATAGATCTTTAATAGATCTACGTCCAATAGGAGCTGTACTATAGAGCATTAACATAATTACATTGATATCATCACCAATATGAGTTAATGCACTAATTTCCATTTCCCCTTGTCGGATAGGTGTATTAGTATATACAGGTTTATACAATCCAGCAGATTTGTTACGACTGTTTTCACCTTTATTATTACTAAATGACATACTTGTTGCTGAGAACTTTTCTTCTGCATATTGTTTCAATCTACAGATATATTGTTTAGCTACAAGTACTGGTCTTAAAGATTTAACCAAGCGATAATTCTTATTAGAAGAATCAGGCATAGGAGTATGTACATACCCATGTCTTGTCTCTGGGAACTCAGCTAGAACTTTTTGTAAAGTTTCTATTGTAACTGGTTCTTGCATTGGTAAAATAGATAGAGTAATATTCCCATCATCAATAATGGAATTCAAATATTCCATACGTACTGTAGGATTACTATTATCAATAAACTCTTGCATTTCTCTAGCTTGACTAGGACTAAAGAAACTTACAAATTTTATAATCTTCTTAAGAGATCCATTAGTATCTTGCTTATTAAGATTACGTACAACTGCAGCTGATGCGGAATTGATTTCCATTTCAAATAATTGAGATGGATTCAAACGATTGACTACAGTTGCTTGGTTGTATTTCATCTCTACTCTTTGACCATCTTCTGTCATAGGCATAAGATCATCAGGTAGGATATTAGAGATAACACCTTTACCACCATATCGGTTAGTTAACTTATCACCAATATGAAGTTCATTCTCTTCTAGAATATATACATCCATTTGTAAGTTAGAATATACATTATTATCTATATTGAACTTAACTCCATCCAAGATTTGTTGACTTGTATGGACAAGCTTTTGTAGATCATATCCTAACTCACATTTATAATTAGCCTGAAGTCTATGTACTGTATGGATTAACTCATCACAGAACCGCTTATTGTCTTGATAATACATATTAAGCTGAGTATTGTATATAGAGTTCTCCATCAAGTCTGGGTTATTAGTATGGATCTCAATACCAACTACTTTACCAGTACTTGTAATCTTCTCATCAGACATATTGATATCTTGTAGCTTATTGAATACTTGAGAGAATAAAGCTTCTTCTTTATTTTCTCGACGTACCGCTGCTAAGATACCTTCTTTGATATCTTCACCGATATCTGGGATAACCTTATAGATATCCTTATTACCATATAGATTAAGTAAGATATCATTTTCATTTATCATGAATGAGATCTTCTTAACTAATGGAGATTTGAATCTCTTTGCACAAGATTCACTGATTTCGATAGCATCTTCTGTTGTCTTATTCTTTGCAATATACATTAGTAAGACATTGATACCATCCATTCTGTTATTGTACTCATCAAAACCTTTAGATTTAGTTACTACTTCTCCTTTCTCAATAACACTGCCTACGACAAGATTATCAAGAACTGAGTTATTAATCTCATATCCAAAGGATTCTGTGATATACTTATAATCCAACTTATGAAGAATATCTAATGTATTAGATTCTTCATTATGGACGATAAGATAGTACTCATGACCTGGGGTCATAGCATATCTTTCCACTCTAGCTAATACTGTCTTACGTTGATCAGCTTGTTGGAAAGATGTTGAACGTTGTCCAAATTCATTCTCAAAGCCAGTTTGAATGAATGGAACTTCAGATTTACATAGTGCCATAGATTGCTCTGAATGAACACTATACATAATCTTACGACTACCAGAACTACTAGCTGGGAATGGTTGAATTAACTCTTTCCCTAGCACCTGTTCTGGTATTTGAATTCTTTGTCTAGCACGATTAATCTCGTCGTCTAGAATCAATGTGTTCGCCATTGTGTCTCCTTTCTATAAGTATTATAAAATGAAATACAGAAGAGTAATCAATACTCTTCTGTATCACCTTTATAATATATAACTTAATCTTCCAATGCTCTGAATGAAGCAATAAGATCTTTTGTAATAGATGCATTTGTAACTTGACCACTTGTAGGTACTGGAGCAATTAATTCATCCATTACATCACGAGCCAAGCGTAAGAATTGCATACGGAAATCTTCACGTTCTGTAAAGAACTCTTTAAAATCACGAGTTCTAAACTTAGTATCATATCCATCTAATTCTAAGTAAGCACCTTTAGTAGCAATCTTACCAGAATCTTTAAGCATAACCATTAATGAATAAAGTGGATCGAAACCATAATCTTGAGAGAAGATCAATGGAGTAGATTTACCAGCTTTATTTGTACGAGATTTACCTAAAGAGATATCTACTTGGGAACCAGAGAACCCAAAAGTTTCTTCTTTAAGTTTACTGTCATCGAATCGAATGATGTTATTTGCTAAATAGGTTACAGCTCTACCACCAGGTAAAGACTCACCTTGTTTAAGATACATTAATTGACCTTTAGTATGCATAAATGCACTAGCTTCAATCTTTTCAGTAATATGGTTAATTACTAATAAGATGATATTAGTTGCTTTGATTAATTGCATTACACCTTTAAGAAGAGATGTATTTGCTTTAGCCATTGCTGTAGCCGCCATTTGACCAGATAATTCACCTTTATCTGCAATACGTTCTGGAGCTAATAATGCAATAGAGTCAATAATCATAACAGTTGGGATAAACTTACTAATTGGATTACCAGATGAATCTCTCATTCCAGTATCATACATAAGTTTATCTTTATTTTTTAATTTAGTTTCATAAATAGTATAGATATCATCATAGATAGATTCTGCAGTGATACCACTATTCTTAATCGAAACATGGTCGAATAGATCTTGACCAATATATCCAGTTAAAGTTTCCAAACGTGGAATAGTAATACCACCTTCCATAGATTGGATAATCATTTCAGCACCTGGGAATTGGTTAATAATGTTAGCCGCTGCTTGAACTGCAAATGTAGATTTACCAGAACCAGAACGACCAATAAGTAAGTTATAAGACCCATCTAGAATGCCACGATGAGTTACTGTAGTAATCTCACCTTTATCGTTATAACAGTTTAAACGATAACCATTCAATGAATCGAAATTTAAAAATCCTGTTGGGTATGCAACGTCATATAGACCTTGCTCGGGAGAGTAGCCAGTTACCTCGGCTACACGTTCAATAAGTAAGCCCATAATAAAATCCTCCTAAAAAATATTATTATAAGTTACTAATAAGTTCTAGGAGGAGTAAAAAAATAAAATACCCCAAGGTAGTTTAACTACCTTGGGATAGATGTTTAGAATATGTATAGACCTTGCTCTTTAAGTTCTTCTGCTATATATAAGACTTTATCATAATCTGCAGATAAAGCTAACATAGAGCATCTTACATCTTTACGAACTTTTTGTAGACGTAGACATTCTTGACTATACTTAGTTAGTACACGTTTAATTACAGTCATAGGACGGTCATTCAACATGAATAGCATAGCATTAGTTTCTAAGTCAAACATCCAGTTCTTAATAGATGTATTAATCTTAGGATCTTCACAGGATTCTAGCATTGAAGTTACAAAGAATTCTTCGAAGTTTTCATAGAAGAGTTCACCATATAAGTCCATCAAATCTTCTTCACAAGTGTTAGCTGGGTCCATATATCTCATGATTGAAGTATTGACACGACTGATATTAACTGTCTCATTCTTACTAGAATAACGTGCTACAGATAGTATAGTTGTTAATTGCTTATTAGTACAATCTACATAATCTAACTTCTTGTAGATACGTTCATTGATAACCTTAGAGATCTTATTTAAAGCTGTAAGAGTTTTGCCAAATCTATCTGGATCAAATGCTGATTCATTAATAACTTCAAATATTTCATATATCTCATTATTGAGTACACGAATTCTATCCTCTGATAGCTGTGGACGATTTTGAACCATAATCATTGCAATATATTGCCATGGTTCAAACTTAATGTATAAGCATCTAGAAATTGGTTTAACACCTTCACCTAGATAATAAATGATATCTGATAGATTGTCTTCAAAATATCTATATGCAATATCATGATCAGTCCAATCTAAAGTATTCAATTCATTTACTATAGCATCAGCAGATTTCTTGATTACTGCAGAGAATGGAATATCCTCTGCATATATCTTAGAAGGTTTTACATATTTATCAAATAGACCCATATTTGCTCCCTTTCTTAATAACGTTCTTTGAAGTCATCAATCTTGGAAGATTTGTTACCTTTCTTACCATCTACATTGATAACCAATACGTCATCTTTAACAGAATCAAAGAAGTTTTCTTTAACCTTTACTGTAGGATTCTTAACAGCAGAATTAGATAAGTTAAACATATCATCATCTTCTTCTAGTTTCATTCCACCAATTTGATCAAAGAAACCATCTTTCTTTTTATCTACATTAGAAGTTCTAGTCTTATATTCATTATAGATCTTTTCAACTTCTTCTGTAGGAAGTTTAATACCAGAAGCCATAATACATACACGTTCTTGACCAGCTGGTACTGTTTGAATATGTGTAAAGAATTCAAATGGTTCACCTAATTCTTCACGGATTTTAGCATTGTCAAAACCAATGTTTTGACTACGTTCAGATGCATACATAAATACACCAATACGTTTAGCTGTTGGAGTAAAGTCCAAGCTCTTTGTATCATAGATCATTTCTTCAAATAGTCTATCAAAGTCAGCTTGTTTCTTAATACCATCAAACTCTTTAGTTTCAATAGTCATAAACCCAGGAGTTGTAGCAATCTTATACAAGTCAGTTTCATCAATATTTTGATCAGAATCAACTAAGTCTAAACCAAGCCATGTACGCATACGTTTACAGAATTCGTTGTTAGCTTTACGTTCAGCTTCTTGTTTATTCTTGCTAGTAGATAAGAATTTCTTATTACTAATAGCTTCAACTGTATAGTTATCTTGAAGTTCTTGGAAGTATTCTACAGTATTTTGTAGACCACGAGCATCATCTTCGAAGCCAGTAAATACTACTAAATGAACGTTGATGTTTAATACTTCACGAATATATTTTGCTAAGATTGTAGAAGATCCACAACCTGTACCACCTTCAGAGGAAGATACAATAACTACTGCATCATCATCTGGATCTGGTAAGGAATCGATCTTAAGCTTTTCAGATTTTAATGATTCAATTGTAATGCTTTTAGCACGACCACGTTCTTTACCACAGCCGCCCATACCAGCACCAATGATTACATTAATATCATCATATTCTTCTTTCATATCTTTGCGAGTTGTATTAATAAGAAGTACATCACTTCTATCAAATACACCTTGCTCAATAGTTGTCATTGCCGCTTTATTACCTGCGGCACCAATGCCAATTAATTTTGCTTTCATAATAAATTCTCCTTCTTAATATAAAAAATATATAATATTGGATAGGCTTTAATAGCCTATCCAATTATTACCATAATGTATCAATATGAATTATAATCTACATACCACGAGATTGTTTAAGATATGCATAAGATTCAGCCATGATTCCATTTACACCTTTAATCCATTTATCTGCGGCTTTAGCATATCTCTTACCTCCGTAGATCATTGAGTTTAAACTAGTTTGTCCCTCCTGATAATAGTTCTTACTAATCCAGACAGCACCATTGACAATACCATCATACATTGTATTTCCCATATGATGAGCTGCATTTGGATTAGCATCAATAGCATTAATACCGAAATAATTGCCTCTATCTCTAGCTAGATAAGATCTACCATAATCAGATTCCCATGATGCATGAGCAAATATATAGATAGGATCTAAACCAGATTGTTTAGAAGCTTCAATAAATACATTACCTTGACCTTGGAATGGTGATGTACCGTTTGGATCGAAGTGTCTGATAATGTTATTCATATCTTCTGTAGTCACATAAACGGACTTATTAGACAAGTCAGAGTTTTGATCTACAGAATATCTAGAATTAGCTTTCTTTTTAGATTCTGCATTGGCAGCAGCTTGTCTAAGTAGTTCTTGTCTGGCTAATTGAAAGTATTCATCTAAAGCCTTAGTTGTATTTGGATCAACTTGGTCTTTCTTAGCTGGCTCTTTCTTCTTATCATTCTTGATAAGATTGTCCACTTTGTCACTATAATCATCACTATTCTTTACTATAGCTTTCAATACAATATCTAAGCTATTATTATCATCTTGATGACCAGTTTCTAGTGCCTTTATTGGTAGTATAGATACCAATACAGCGATGCAAAATAAGGTAATTTTCTTAACCATTATATTCACCGTCCTTACAATATTAAAATACAAAATAAAAGCGATGGAGTTTATCGCCCCATCGCAGTGAAAGATTACTTATCTTCTTTCTTTTGATCTTCTTTCATTTGCTCCTTTAGAGCCTTTTGTTGATCTTCTTTAACTTCATCAAAACCAAGACCTAAGTCACCAATTTCATGAAGTACACCAATTTTCTTTTCCATAGTTATTCTCCTTTATTAATATAAGAATACGCATTATCCTTATGTTTACGTATAGTATAATTTTATACTACCAACATTCACTCTTATAATATATAACCTCTAAACATATTAGTAAAAGTTTAAATACTTTTATTGTTGTTGTGAGTGATGTGATTGTACAATCATGTTTACCTCCTTTAAAATATGGAATAAGAGATTGTATTGTGGACTACTCATCTAGATATGAGTAGTCCGAATACGATTATGAAAAAAAAATAAATAAGATTAGGAGATGGGATTAACTCCCATCTCCATCTTTTAATTATTTTACGAACCATTCTGGGATTGCTTTAGAAAACATTTCATCGGCTGCTTTAGCACGACGATTGATACGTTCTGCAAATGCATCTGTATCAAATAATGGAACTGAAATGGCTTTATTGAAGTCATCATATTGACTATGAGTGATTTGATTGTTCCATAGCATTTCAAATGCTATATGTCTCATTTGGAATGCATCTTCCCAGCTCCAAGGGCTGTTTACGCCATTGTTGTTTTCTTTAAAGAACTCTACCATAGAATTGAAGCAGTTTGCAAATAGATCGTTAGTTAACATGATATGACTCCTTTCTTTATTAATAACTATATCATCATATCACCTTAATAATATACAAGTATATATATCCACTATTACAAAATCTATCCCCTTAGGATTACTATGATCCTAAGGGGGTATTTATTATTGACGTCTAGATACTGTCTTATCTTTAATAGTTTGTGGAGTCATATTATTAATATTAATCAAGTTAGTATTAATATGAGATCCTATCATATATACATTCATCATATTCTTAGATAATACATCTGTCTTATCTACAGGGATATCTTCTAATGATACTGTACCAAGAGTGGAGATAGTATTATACATAGCTTGCTTAGCTTCTACTGAGTCAGCACGAGCACGGGAGAATTCTGTTAATGTATCTTCCATACCAGATACTACAAGTGATTCCATTTCACGGTCAGATGTAGCACCATTCTTATCATGACCTACAAGACGACCAGTCTTATTATCACGAGATACTATATTAGTAGAGATAGAGTTCTTCTTAGTTAAGAATTGTTTCATTTTCTTTAAATGAAGATATACTACTAATGCTTCTTTAGTCCATACTGGTTCACCATCTTTATTTACATATAAGTCTGGGGTAGCTACCTTTTCCA